TTACCTCAGAACTAAAGAATAAACGCGCTCAATTTCCTCGAAGTTCAATCGCTCAAGGATTGCGTCGAATGGCTGATGCGCCTTGGTGTTTATATGTAGCTTGGTAATGCCTTCAGCCGCTAACGACTCAATTGCGTACTTAATAAGCTTGACGCCTGTAAGCCCCTTGCGTGCAGACTTAGCTAAAAATATTACGTCGTTGTTAGCAAATAGGTGGTCGCGATAGTGCAGTGACTTACTGACTATAACGACAAAGTAACCTAGTAACTTATCGTTACGTCTAGCTGTGTAGATTCGTAACGCATTGACGGCATCGAGTCGCGCGTAGCCTTCCCAGTCAGGGTTCATCTTAATGATGTCTTTGTTTAACGCAATCTCATCATAGTGTTGCTTAAGTAAAGGCTCGATCTCACGCCTGACCTTGGCTAGGTTTTCTATTGCGTATTCCATACTCACCCCTTAATCCAGTTGCTGTGGTACTGCTGGGTCAACGTCGCGAGCGGGGCCAGTGCCACCGCCAGAACCGACTGTACTACGACCCCACACAATTTCCTTCTCTGCCATCTCAGCGACAAACTCCAGTCCTTTGTCTGTCGGGTAATCAATTTTTTGATCTTCCGCTGTGTAGCGTCTGACACGCGTTCGCTCAAACTCAATCAGACGATTCTCAACATTGACCTGTATGGTCGCCGTCTCTGACGAGTCATTGATAACCATTGTGTCCATAAAGCCACTGAACACAGTAACGGGGCTAGTTATGACGGCGTTTGCCGCGTCCATAGCGCCCAGCTTTACAGTCAGCTCACGTCCTTGGTAATCCTCGTCACGCGCCTTGGCCAGTAGTGGGTCGGTAATGCCTGATAAGGTTACAGTGATGCCGTTAGCCTGTAGCTCTGACGACTCAGCAATCTCACCGATGTTTAGCAAGGTGCCTGCGCCTACGTAGTCAACACTGCTAACCGTAAGCGAGCCGATACCATTCCAGAGGTTTAGGTCGCCAGAATCAAAAGCGCAAGTGACCAATACAATAGGGCGCACCAAATCGGCTTCGACAGCCGACTCCATTGCGCTTGATAGACTTCTGCTCATATCGCCTCAACACATGCAAAGGTGAAGCCGTAAAGACTCGCTTGGTTAATACTCCAGCCAATCTCGTTAGTGGCTAACCGCCAAGTACCTTTCGGCAAGGTGAAGTCAAGTGCAGTGCTTGAGCTAATCGCTGTGCGTAGTGGCGGCATGATGTCGAAACTCGCAACGTCAATATCGGTGATTATGTAGAGCGCACTGCCTACCTCAAAGTAGTCTCCAGCAACCGCGCCCGTCAAAGTGCCTGTCACAGTCTCAGCACCTGCTGTACCGCTTACAATCGAGCCTGTGGCCGTTGTATTGTGCAGGGGGTTGCCAAGGGTAAAGGTGTTAGCCTGACCCCGTAGAGACGCAAAGAACGCCTCCAACTGCTTGGCTTCTGCGCGCTTCATGGGCGGCAATGTTACTTCTGCTTCCCACCTTACACCCTGATGCTGATAAACCTGCTGGTCATAGGTAAAGGGTGACTGACTAATCGCCGTTGCAGACCGTAGCCGCATCGTCATTGATTGAATGCCTACACTTGGAAACGCCGCCATTATGCACCCACCATTGCCTTGCTGAAGCCACCGCCTCTCATTCTAGCATCTGCGACCGCTGACTTCGCGGCATTACTAATCTGTGGCAGTAGGTTAGCAATCTCGGCACGTACGGTTTGCTGTACGCCTGTAGTTACGTTGATATTCTGTACTACGGTGACACCGCTACCGCCGAGCTGGTCATTAGGCACAACGCGCCCCGTCGTGCTTGGCACGAATACTTCTGGCCCCTTTTCTCCTACCAAGTAAGGGTTGCCACCTGTTGCTACGCCGCCTCTAGCTAAAGCGCCAGTGACCGAAGTAACGCCACCACCGCCACCACCACTGGCCGTAGGAAACGCACTTGAAATTCCGCCGCTAATTGCGTCAAACAGAGGCTTAGTAATGTAATACTGAACGAGCATCTTAATTAGGGAATCAACAACGCTTTTAGCTAAGTTTCTGATTGCTTCACCGAATGACTTAGCACCCGTCACACCGTCGACAAATGCCTGTGTAAAGTTGTTCATTGTTTGCAGGGCGAAACTATCTACCATCTGCTTTAGGTCTGGTAGCTTTTCATTGACCAGCTCATCGAGTGAGTTGCCAAACATTTTTACGCCATTGATAAATGGCATATACCAAGGCTTTTGCGCAGTGACAGTCACTTCTTCCATTGCGCTTTTAACTGAATCGGTTTTTTCTTCAATGCCAGCAATGAGGCGGTCAAACGTGGCGAGCCACTCAGAATAGTCAGGCGGATCAGGTCTTATAGGCCGCTGTAGCCTTGCCATGACAGCTTCGTTTTCTGCAACAAGCCGAAGCAGTTCAGCCTTTGCTTCTTCAACGGTCGGAAGCCCTAACGCTCTAAGCGTATCAACAGCTCGACCTGCTTTTTTCTCACCAAACTTTTCTATAGCCATAAGCGAGTTATTTATAGCTATTATTTTCTCTTTGATTTTTTGCTCTGACTCATCTAACCCGTCAAGACCGAATATGCGGCGGAAATCGAAAATTGCTACATTGAGGTCAAATAACAGATTGTTAAAGGCGGTATGTACCTGTGATATGCCAACAATCATTGAGCGCACAGCAGACAGGAACTTTTCGACAATGGCTTTTGCAAACCCTTCGACTCCGCCAGTGCCTTCCAAAGCTTCAAGCTTTACGTTCTTAAGGTGTGTAAATAGAGCCTCTAAAGCAGGCGCAACCGCACCCGTAATCTGTAGAACCGTCCCACGGAACAAACCTCTGAGTCTAGTGAAGGCGTCATTTGCGTCCTCAACTCCCTGCGCTGTGTCTTCTGATAAGACTAGGCCAAGCTGTTCTGCCTCTTTGAAGACGGCATCCATCTCACCGCCAGTCTGCTTAAGCATGTTAATGACAGCAGTACCTTCAGAGTCAAAAAGCTTAAACGCAACCGCTAGCTTTTCTTCTTCACTTTTTAGGTTTTTAAATGACTCTGCCAGCAACTTCATGCGCTCATCAAGAGGCACTTGCTGTAATTTTTCTGCGTCTAGTCGTAGCCTTCTGAAGGCGCTAACTGCCTCGCCTGTGCCGTTTGCCGCTTCCGCAGTACGGCGCACAAAGCGTTGCATAGCCATGTTGAGCGTGTTTGTTTCAATGCCCGCAAGTGACCCAGCATATTGCAGTTTGGATAAAGCGTCGGTAGTCGTACCTATCCTGCTAGACGTTTTGGCTAGAGCGTCAATCGACTTGAGAGATTGACTGATAAGCAGACCAAGACCGCCAGCGCCTACTGCGGCAACTAGCGCGGTCTTAAAGCTAAAGAATACCTTAGAGAGCTTGCCAAATGCGGCCTTAATACCACGCAAGGCTTTTTGCGTTTGGTCAAACGCCTTAATGACGATGCTTACGGTTTCAGTTGCCATCTTTAGACTCGCTTATGATCTTGAAGTAAGCGAGCCACTCATGGAACTCAGTAACCGAAATCTGCTCTACTTCTTCAATGGTCTTGTGTAACCGATCAGCCAAGGCAATTAAGTTCATCCGAGACTGATCGGACTTTAGTTTTTTTCGACATCCTCAAACCCCTCGATAGTGCCAAACATCTCATTGGCAATATGAGAGACAACGGTTGTCTCTTCCCCCATTAAGTCAATGCGATCTTCAGCCGAGGTAAACAGCTTTTCGCCATCCTTGCTCTCAGCCTTCATAAGGATCAGGTCAACCATTGCGGCAATGCTAGGGTTTTGCATTACTTGAGGATGGCGCTTCTGCAACTCATTAAGGTCATAGCAGGTAAGGGGGCGACAGAACAAAACAAAATCGCCGTCACCGTCCCCCCATTCTGCAACGCTAATTTTGCGACGCGAGCCTTTACGACGCGCCCGCAATTCCTTAGCGAGACCCATTAGTTAGTCGCTTCTGTGATTGCGCCTGATACCTGCACAGAGAAAGACGCCTCCACTAGGCCATCGTAAGAAGCTGAGATAGTCTTGGCAGTCACGATGCCAGCACCGCCGTAATACTTCTCGCCCGTGCCTGTGCCAGTGGGGTGGATTTCCCAGTCGATAGCCGCGCCAGAATCAAGCACTAAGTGCTGTGCGTCTGCGTCGTCCCACAATGCGTCGATAGTGAGTGTCGCGTCTTTGAGGCTAGAAAGGTAAGACTTAACTGAGTCACCCATTACGGTGTCCTCAATAGTGTCTGCTGTCTCATCAATTGAGTATGAGCGAACCTCGCCAACTGCTGTCTCGGAACCTCCACTAGCGGCAACCTTTACGACACCGCTTGAGCCTTTATGTGTAGCCATGAATTTTCTCCCTTACGCGTCGCCGCGTGTATATGAATAAAGAATCTGTACGGTGACAATGACGCCGCCAATA